AGAAACGGAATCAATTGCCTTGTGATAGATCCGTGGAATTACGTAGAGCATCAGGTCCCAAAGGGGATGAGCGAAACACAATATATATCAGAGGCATTAACAAAAGTAAAAAGATTCAAAGATCGTTATGGAGTACACGTTTTCCTTGTCGCACACCCGACTAAAATTAGAAAAGAGAATGGAGCATATGTTGTCCCTACTCTCTACGACATTGCCGGTTGTCATGATGAGATAACAGAAGTTTTAACTAATCAGGGATGGAAAAGACACGTTGATTTAGATGGTACTGAAGAAGTTGCTTGCTTTGATTTAGAGTCAGAAACACTTGAATATCAAAAGCCTTCAGTATATCACAAATATCCGTACAAAGGTGATATGTATCATTTTAAAGGGAAGTCTATGGACATAATGGTTTCGCCTAACCATAGAATGATTGTAGGAAAGCATTGGAAGAACAAATCAAGCCGTAAACCATCAAAATACAATTCTAACAAATGGAATTTTATTCACGCTGAAGATGTATCAAAGTCTCCTCTATTAATTCCTAAAAGTGCCAAGTTAAAGCAGTCGCAATATATATCTATAAGAGATTTTGGAGATGGTGAGTACTACGATAATGATAAGTTGGCATATTTACTAGGTTGGTACTTATCAGAAGGTAGTATTTCTCACAACAGTATTACCATATGCCAAGCACTAGAAAGTTGCACTAATCTAAAAAAAGCATTTGAGGATTTAAACCTTCGCGTTAAAGAGCGAGAATGTATCGGAAGGCCTGGAGAAAAAACAATGTACTCATTTAGAGTGTACGCAAAGTCTCACCCAAGATTAGTAAAATGGATAATAAAAAATTTTGGTAATGGAGCTGCTGATAAAAAAATACCTGTTGATTTTTTAAGAACTTTAAGCGAAAATGGGAAAAGTTTGTTATTAAAATCTTTAATAGAGGGAGATGGAAGTGACTCTAAAAATGGATATAAATACCATACAGGATCAAAACAACTGGCTGATGATGTATCAAGATTATGTATTGAGCTGGGTTATAAAGTTACAACATCATGTTACTCTCCTAAAAAAGAAGGTTACTTAAATGAATATGTGGTTTTTATAACCAAAGGATCAAACACACAATGGCTAATGCCTGTAAATCATAAAAAATCTTACTATGAAGGAAATATCTACTGCCTTACAGTACCTACTGGGGCTTATGTTACACGGAGAAATGGAAAAGTTGCAATCACGGGCAATTCAGCACATTTCTTCAACAAATGTGACAATGGTTTTGTGGTCTATAGAGATTATGCAACTGGAGAAACACAGGTCCACATTCAGAAGATCAGGTGGTCTTTTGTGGGAAGAGTTGGAGAAGTTAGATTCGTATACGATGTAAAGTGCAAGCGTTTCACTGAGATCGGAAGCGAAGAAAGATTCAGTCCAATAAATGATTACGAACAAAAAAATGAAGAGGTTTATGGAAACGAAGACATACCATTCTGATCCAACTTTCAAATATGGACTGCGACAAGTTGCAATTACAAAACTGAAGGATGGTGAGTTAATCGGCTCAAAAGAAGCGTTTTACGAGAACATAGAAGCTGTTTATATCTGTGTTGATAAAAAATATATAGAAATAATTGAAGTTTTATTTGCATTCTGTGAGAAAAATGTTAGATATTTGCGAAAGAATAATTTAATACCGAAGGAGGTTAATGAAAACATCAAGAAAAATACAAATAATAGAACTTGTAAGGAACTTGGTATCGGAAAGCCAAATGGTTCAAAAAAGTACCAGGAAAAATATTTACATAATCTATACAAATTCGTCTACTGGGATTTTATTCAAAATCACTCAATAGATCAGGTGAAAGAAATGTTTAACAAAATAAATCAACAATAAAATGACAAAAGAAAAACAAGAAAAGAAAATTCACTTTGGTGATATTTTAGAGTATGTGCCAAATGATCGTAAGGAACGATTCATCAATGATTTAATTCTTTATGTCCCTCATCTAAAGGAGGAGGCTGATAAGTTTAGTCACGTGATTCATAATGTTGCTATCGGCACTAATATGAGAAACTATATAAATTTGGTAAAAGACATGGCTCTTAAAGTTTATAACGCAACAGGAGAAAAGAACAGAAAGAGAGAAAACATCCTTTATAGACAGTTAGTTTACTGGATGATGTATAAAACATTGCCTGTAACATTAGGTGGTATTGGAAGTGAATTTGAAAACAAGAATCACGCAACTATTTTGCATGGGGTTAAGATGTTTGAAAACACCATGGAGACATCGTGGAAGGACAGGATGGTTGTTCAGTATTTTGTTGAGAGAATGGAAGAGCTTGGGTACCCACAACCCAGACAAGCATACAGAGAACTGTTTTTTAAACTTAAAATTCAACACTAAAAATTATGGAAATTACAATTGACAAACCACATCAAACTGTTTATACTTTTAACGGTGAAGTTACTTTAGATATGAAGTACTCATATGTTCTAACTAAAATTGTTAATTTTTTAGGAACGTCATATGAAGTAGAGGCTCATCCATCTTCAAGTGAAACAAATTGGGGTAACTGGAATGAGATAAAAAAACAGTTTGTTGAAGATATAATCGTTAAACACTACGAGACACATGGAGCAGAGTAAGACCACTATAAGCAAAGTAAAGTACAATTACAAGGATGAAAAAAGTTCAAATACTCTTGAAAGTGTAATTGCAGATCTTCGTAAAAGAGAGGAAAAAGGTTTGAAAGAATATGGTACTACAGTTGATCGAAAAGACCTAATTTTGAAAGATTGGATAAAAGAAGCCTATGAAGAAGCACTCGACCTTGCCGTCTACCTACGAAGAGCTATGGATGACATACAATGAAGAAAAAGAAACATACATCCCGGTGATTGTTACTTTAATGGATTACGAATACGAAGAAGATAAAAAATATGGAAAATAACTTGCTTTTTTTAAAACACTTAATTAAGAACATGCACCCTGACTGGAGTGATGCTCAAGTAGAGATGGAGGCTCTTCGCACCTCCTTAAATCAAAATAATGATGATGAGGAGGGATGCCTCTATTGTGGATCATAACATTCTCATGTTAATATCTTTCCACTAACTTTATAAAATTATTTATACCTTTGTAACTATGAGTAACTGGTTTATTTTAGCCTTGGCTATTGCGTGCCTAATTGCTATTGCATCTTTTTTAGATAATGGCAACAATAATCAAAACGGATTCTCCGCATGACAATCAAATTAAATGAATCTGAGGTACACTTCCTCAGAACACTTGCTTCCACAAGATCATTCTTCAGCAGGAAGAAAAATGTGGTAGATCAAAAATTCGCCTCAGATAAGTCTGGATTTGAAATAGACTTTGACGGATGCCTATCTGAGTACGCTTTCTGCAAATGGCACAATATCCATTTCAGCCTCTCTTTTGGAGACGATACAGCAGGTCAGCCAGATTGCATATTTAAAAATTTAGCAATAGACATAAAAAGCACACGGCTCCCTAAAGGGCGTATGATCGTCAAGTTAAATCCTCAACCAATGGATATGTATGTCCTCGCTATAGTGGAGAATGACTACACAATTCGCTTTGCTGGATACTCTCGTTCAGAGGATGTTAAAAAAGAAGAAAACATCCGCAACTTAGGAACAGGTGATTCGTATGTTCTAGAGCAAGATCAACTATTAAGATTTAAAGAAAATGCACACAAAAAAAACTAAAGTATCCTATTTCCACGATCAGGAAGAAGGTAAATTTTTAGAAGTAACAGAATGGGCTAATGGAGCTGGAGTGGACATAGCTATAACCAATGAAGCAGGAAGGCAACTGATCCCACTATCCTATAGAGACGCAAAGAACCTACGTAGACTCATTAGATATATCCTAAGACCAAATGTTGATTAAAGGCTTTTATATAGAGGCTATGGAGGTCTTAACCAATACTGGAGGGATAGACTTCTTTGATCTCACACCAACGGAACAATTAGTCACCACCATGTTTGATATCCGAGATGTGATGTCCATAAGACAGGTTGACGAGTTGGTACCAGAATATACTGTAATAGAAATAGGCATGGGAAACCCACGCCTATTCAAATTATCTTACGAGTCGATTAAGTCTATCTTTATGAACCGAGATTCTATTTAGGTGCCTTACAAGACGCATCCATTTT